ACACGCCCCATGGCCGCGCAGCACAGCGCGCAGGTCAACGTGCGCATGCTGCAGAGCCGCGCCGACTACCCCCGCACCCTGGGCGCTGGCTACGAGTGGACAACCAGCTTCGCCGTCGACTGCCTGGCGCGCGGCGCCAGCTCGGCCAGCGAGCCCGCCGCCACCGTTGACGCGCTGCTCGAAGCCGCCTGGGCGCGCATCGCCGTGTGGCAGCCGGCCACCAACCTGGGCGTGATCGACGTGCGCATGACGCCCACCATCGACTGGCAGACCGACGACGGTGACACGCCGCTCGTGGCCGCCACCATCAGCCTTGTCGTCCAGCACCGCACCCGGTCCAACAGCCTGGTTGCGTGGCCTTGACGCGCCCACCCACCAACGCACCCGCCACCATGCCCGCCGCCAAGCCCGCCCCCGCACCCGCCGAGCCGCCCAACCTGCAACCCGTGGGCACGCCGCCAGCCGGTGGCCGCTGGACGTGGGACGCCGGCCACCAGGCCTGGGTGCCCCTGCCCGAACCCGCCGCGGCGCCCGCCGCCCCCGCCACCGAAACCGCCGCCGCATCGAAGGAGTAAGCCATGGGCCGCCTCATCCGCAAGACCGCCATCCTCGCCAAGACCGAAGTCAACTACGGGGTGGACCCCACGCCCGATGGCGCCGCCAACGCCATTCTGGTGTCGAACGCCTCGTTCAACGTCGCGTACACCAACGTCAACCGCGACCTGATCCGCGCCAACCTGGGCGGCAGTGAGCAGTTGGCCGGCACGCGCTTCGTCGAGTGCAGCTTCGACGTCGAGCTGGCCAACTCAGGCGCCGCCGGCACCGCCCCGGCCTGGGGCCCGCTGCTGCTGGCCTGCGGCATGGCCGAAGCGGTGCTCACCACGCCTGCCAGAGTCGAATACACGCCCGTCAGCGCGTCGTTCAAGTCGGCCACCATCTACTACCACATCGACGGCACGCTGCGCAAGGCGCTGGGCTGCATGGGCAACGCCGAGCTCATGCTGAACGAAGGAGAGCGCCCGATGATCCGCTTTACCTTCACGGGCCTGGACGGCGGCACCACCGCCACCGCCGACCCCACGCTGACGCTCACCTCGTGGAAGGTGCCCAGCGTGGTGTCCGACGTGAATTCGGGCGACATCAACCTGGGCGCAACGTACAGCGCCGGCACGCTGACCAGCGGCACCGCCTACCCCAGCCGCGGCCTGGCCATCAACTTGGGCAACAGCATTGCCCGCAAGGCCATCCTGGGCGGCCAATCGGTTGCCATCACGCAGCGTGATGTCACCGGCTCCTGCCAGCTCGAGCTGACCGCGGCGCAAGAAGCCACCTTCCGCACCGACATCAACGCCAACACCACCACGACGCTGGGCTTCACGCACAGCACCGGCGCGGGCGTGGGGATCATCCTGCACGCCCCGCGCGTGCAGCGCATCGACCCGTCCGACGTCGACTACGAAGGCGAGCTTCACACCGGCCTCAACCTGCGCTTCGTCCCGTCCAGCGGCAACGACGAGCTCCGCATCGTCTGCCTGTAAGCCCCGCCGCCTGACCGCGCCGCCCTGCCCACCGCAACCATCCCCACACCGAGCCCCGCATGGCCTTCCGCCTCTACGTCAGCAACACCATCACCGTCCCGGTCGCCGGCAAGCTGCCCGGCGCCGACGGCAAGCCGGCCGCGTTCTCGTTCTCGCTCCAGGCCAAGCGCCTGTCGCAGAGCGCGCTGCGCGACATCGTCGACAGCAACCAGCGCACGGTGCCCGAGTTGCTGGCCGATGTCGTCAGCGGCTGGGACGGGGTGCTCGACGACGACGCCAACCAGGTGCCCTTCACCCCGGCCAACCTGGCCGCGCTGCTCGAGATCGTGGGCATGGCCGGCGTCATCTTCGGGGCGTACCTGGAAAGCTGCGGAGCCAAGGGCACGGCAAAAAACTAGAGGAGGCGGCGCGCCTGCTCGCGCGCGGCGAGCTGGACTTCGGGAGCACGGAAGATGACGACGCCGCCGACCACGAACAAGACGCCGCGCTGGCCGCTTTCGGCCTGGTGCTCGACCAATCCGACACCGGCGGCCCCAAGCCCTTCTTCCTGCTGCCCGAAAACCAGCGCGCGCTCACCACGTGGCTGGCGCTGCAGACGCAGTGGGTCTACGCCGGCATGGGGCAGCCAACGGGCCTCAATTACGCGGGCGTCGAAGCCTACCTGCGCCTGGCCCGCCTGGACCGCCCCCCGCGCCGCGCGCGCCAGCTGCTGGCCGACATCCAGCGCATGGAGCGCGTCACCCTGCACGAATGGGCCGACCGCGCCCGCCGCGAGCGCCCCGCCTCGGCGCGCCGCTGAACCACGGGCCTGAGCACCATGGCAGAACAGATCGGCATTCGGCTCAACCTGCAGGGCGCCGCCCAGGTAACGGGCGGCCTGGCGGGCGTCACGCGCAGCCTGGGCGAGCTGGACGCGAAGACGCTGAAGGTGGGCGATGCTTTCAAGTCGCTGGGGCCGCAGCTGGCCGCCGCGCTGTCGGTGGGCACGATCGCAGCGTTTGTCAAGTCAGCCATTGATGCGACTGAGCAAGCAGGTCGCCTCTCGCAGCAGCTCGGTATCGCAGTTGAAAACCTTGGCGGCCTTGAACTGGCTTTCCGGCGCAGCGGCCTTCAAGCCGATCAGATGGCGCCTCTGCTGTCCAAGCTCTCCGTGGCAGTCGCAAAGGGAAGTGAGGCGCTCAACGCGATGGGCATCTCGACGCGCAACGCCGATGGATCGTTGCGCGACACCATGAGCGTGCTGCGCGAAGTCATGGATCGCTTTGCCGGCTACCGCGACGGGGTGGCCAAGACCACGCTGGCCGTCGGCTTGTTCGGCGAAGAGGGCGTCAAGCTCGTGCCGCTGCTGAATCGCGGCGCCGCCGGCATGGCTGAGTTCGATCGTCAAGCCAGAGCCATGGGGTTGACGGTGGACAACGAAGCGAGCGAAGCCGCGCGACGCTTCAATGAGCAGGTCGATCTGCTGCAAATGCGCCTTGGCGGACTGTCGCGCACAGTGGCCAGCCAGATGCTGCCGGTGCTTTCCGACTTCGCCAAGGCGCTCAACGACACCATCACCCAGACCAATGACCTGCGCCAGCGCGACACGCTGGCCAGCTGGGCCGAGGATGCGGCCATCGCCGTCGCCACCGTGGCCGAGGCGCTGGTCGGCGTGGCCAAGACCGTCGGCGTCGTCGTAAGCGCCTTCCGCGCCGTCTTCACCGATGTCAGCACCTTCGCCGAGGTCTTCGGCCTGCTGCGCATCGAGAACAGGGGCGGCATCTTCAACCCCGAAAATCGCGCCGCCATCCAGCGCGCTTTGCAAGATCGCAACGACGTCGTCCAGGAGTTCAACGAAAAGCTCGACAACCTGTGGAACTACGACGGAACCGCGCTCAGCCGCCGCCTGCGCGAATCTTTCAACGCCAGGCGCCGAGCCCAGGCGCAGGCGCAGGGCGGCACCGCACCTGACACGCGGCCCAGCGCGCCCGAAATCGGCGGCGGCCCCGGCGCGGCCGGTGCCGCCGCCGCCGCCAACGCCGAGCGCGACATCCGCGCCCGCCAAGACCTGGCGCGCCTGGGGCGCGAAGACGCTGCCCAGGCCGCCGCTGACGAAGCCGCCCGCCGCGCCGCGCAGCTGCAGCTCGAAGCCGACGAGAAGGACAGCCTCAACCGCCTGCTGCGCTACGACCGCGCCGTGGCCGATGCCGAAGCCGCGCACCAGGCCGAGCTGGAGCGCATCGCACAAGACGCCCTGCGCCAGCAGGCCCGCTACGACGACGCCACGCTGGCCGCTGAGCAAACCAGCGCCGAGGCCCTGCAGCGCGAGCTGGAGCTGCAGGCCGACCGCGCCCTGGCCCAGCAGGTGCGCGAATACGATGCCGAGCGCGCCGCCGACGCCGCCATCAAGGCCGAGCGCGAAGTGCGCGCCGCCCAAGACCTGGCCGCCATCGCCCGCTACGACGCCGCCGAGCTGGCAGCCGAAGCCGCCCACCAGCGCGAGCTGCAGCTGCAGGCTGACATCGCCCTGGCCGCCCTGGTGCGCGAGTACGAGGCCGAAGAAGAAGCGACCCGCGAGTACCTGCGCCAGCGCGAAGCCTACCGCGACTACCTGCTGACCCTGCAAGACCAGATCACCCAGGCCCAGATCCAGGACGCCGCCGCCGTCCAGAAGTACCTCGACGACCAGACCGAAGCCGCCCGCCGCAACCTCGAGTCCATCCAGGCCCGCACCGCAGACCTCGAGCTCGACGCCAAGGCCAGCGCCCTGGCCGCCGCCCAGGCCATCAGCCTGGCCGAAGCCATCGAGCTGGTCACCATCGCCCGCCTGCGCGAGCAGCAGGCCATGTACCGCGCGGGCACCGAGGGCTACGACGCCATCGAGCGCGAGATCCAGGCGCGCGAAAAACTGCTCGGCGCCCTGGGCGACCAGCGCGTGCGCCAGGCCAACGACCAGGCGGCCAAGGACGCGGCCGCGCAGTGGGAACGCACCGTCGACCAGGTCGGCCAATCCCTGGCCGACGCGCTGATGTCCGGCGGCAAGAGCGCAGGCGACGCACTGAAGCGCTACTTCAGCACCCTGGTGCTGCAGCCCATCATCAAGGCCATCGTCGACCCCGTGGCCCGCGTCATCGTGGGCAGCCTGGGCTTGGCCGGCACGGCTGCCGCCAGCACGGGCGGCGGCGCCGGGGGCTTGTCCATACTCAGCGGGGTCAACAGCATCAGCAGTCTGGTCGGCGCCGTCAGCGGCTCGGCCGCCAGCAGCCTGGGCGGGCTGATCGGCGGCTTCGGCAACGCCATCGGCAGCACCAGCCTGGGCCTGTTCGGCAGCGGCATGCAGGGCGCATCGCTGGCCGCCGGCCTGGCCGGGCCCACCACCGCGGGCGCTGGCGGCGCCATGGGCGCCGGGGCAGCGTTTGCCACCGCGCTGCCCTGGCTGGCCGCCGCTGGCGCGCTGGCCGCGCTGTGGCAGCCCCTGTTCGGCCGCAAGCTCAAGGACACCGGCATCGAAGGCTTCCTCACCGGCAGCGGCTTCGATGGCAGCCAGTACAACTCCTACAAGGGCGGCCTGTTCCGCAGCGACAAGACCACGCGCCAAGGGGTGCAGCCCGAGCTTGAAGCCTTCCTCGACACCAGCCTGACCACGCTGCGCGACAGCACCATGCAGATGGCCCGCGACATGGGCCTAGCCGCCGATGCCGTCAACGGCTTCAACCGGCAGATCAAGATCAGCTTCATGGGTCTGACCGAAGAGCAGATTCAGCAGAAGCTCGCCAAAGAACTCGGCAGCGTCGCCGACGAAATGGCCCGCCTGGCCGGCGGCGCCGGCACCACCGCCGACAGCCTGCGCCAGCTCTACCAGCAGGTCATGTCAGAGCGCGCCCAGCTCGAGACGCAGCTGCTGCAGCTGCAGGGCGACACCGCAGAGCTGCGTCGCCGAGAGCGCGAAGCCATTCACGAGAGCAACCGCGCGCTCTTTGACCGCATCGTCGCGCTGCGCGACGAGCAGGCCGCGCTGGCCGCCGCCACCGCCGCCGCCACCAGCGCCGCCGCCGACGCCCTGGCCAGGCAGATCAGCGCCAGCCAGTCCGCCGCCAACGCCGCGCGCCAGGCTGCCGATGCCTACGCCCAGGCCGGCAGCAGCCTGCGCCAGACCATCGTCGCGCTGCTGGGCACGGGCAGCCCGGGCGCCAGCGCCGCCAGCGCTTACCGCACCGGCCTGGCCGCCGCCCAGGCCGGCGATGCCACCGCCATGGGCAACCTGGGCGCCCTGGCCAGCACCTACGCCGAAAGCCTGCGCGGCACCGCCCGCACCCGGGCCGAAGCCAACATCGGCGCCGCCCGCATCGCGGCCGAGCTGCAGGGCGTGGCCGCTCTCAGCGACACCCTGGGCGGCCAGCGCAGCGCCCAGGCCGCGCTGCTGGACATCAACACCGCCGCCCTGCAGGTGCTGCAGGAAGACCTGCAGAACGGAAACCTCACCGTAGAAACGCTGCAGCAGCACACCACGCTGCTGCAAGCCATCAATGCTTCGCTCGGCTCCAGCGGCGCCATCGCCAGCGCGATGCAGGCGCTCGACGCCAACGTCGACGGCCTGCTCACCTTCGAAGAGCTGCAGCGCGGGCTGGCGGGCAAGGCCAGCGACGACCAGATCCGGGCGCTGATCGCGCGCGTGGATACCAATGGCGACAGGCAGGTCAGCGTGCAAGAGCTTGCGGCCGACCAGGTGCGCCAACGCCTGGAACTCGTCAACCGCAGCACCGTCGATGTCGCCCAGCGCATCCTGACGCTGACCGGCGAACTGATCGCCGGCTTTGATGGTCTGGACGCCAACGTCGACGGCCTGCTCACCTTCGAAGAGCTGCAGCGCGGCCTGGCGGGCAAGGCCAGCGACGACCAGATCCGGGCGCTGATCGCGCGCGTGGATACCAATGGCGACAGGCAGGTCAGCGTGCAAGAGCTTGCG